TGCGTCGTTGATTACAGGCTTGGCAACATTGCGAAAGTCTTTTGCAATTTGATTACGAAGTCCAGGCTCTATTGAGTTGAGCTGCTTAATTGCTTCTTTAAGTCCGTAGATCTCAACTTTTGTGTTAAGTCCTTCAGCCATTAGCGTCCTTTCTTTTTCTTGTTAAGGATGCTAATCACGGTCTCTAGGTCTCGAGTGTCAAAGGGTATTGCAGGCGGCCACCAGCCGACAGCGATTAGCAATTCTGCTAATTGGCGTCGATAGGTTCCGCCACCGTAGGGTTTGGGTTTGTTTCATCCACGGCATGAATATCCATGTTTGGATTGTCTTTGACCCATTCACGCCAAGTTGAAGGAACTTTTTCGCCTTTAAGAGACAAGATTGTGTGAGCCCAGCAAGCAAGATCTGAATAGCCGATTCCTCGACCGTCAGACACTTTTCGGTTTTCAATTCGTTCCCATTCGCACACAACAAACATGTTTGTTATATATTCTTTCGCACCTTTGCCGTCATCAAGATCTACGGAGATTTTGACTTTCATTTTGTTTCCTTTCGTCGGGCCAAGGAAGGCCGAAGATTATGGGTTGGTTACATCAGCCGAGAAGACGCCACCCATGAAGGTTAGGTCTACGGACTGGAGTTCGCCGAGCGATGCGGAGATTACTGGCAACGACTCAAGATAGGTGTTTGTCAGAGTGAAGCCGGGATTCGTGCTGGAATCCACTGCGGTTGTTGGTTTTACGATAAGAACTAATTTCGTTCCGACAAGTGGTGCGAGTGTGGCGTAAGTGGCGCTGGCTTCGTAACTCAAAAATAGGGTTAGCGTGCATTCGTTATTTTCGAGGCCTGCCGTAAAAGTGTTTGCTGTATTGCCGAAGACCGTGTCGTTCAATGCGGTCACAGTGCGAGTCAAGACTGCGCTAGTGCACCAGCCCGAGAGGTCTACCGAGGCGACGGTGACTTTTGGTTGGCTGAGGATTGTGGAAGTTGCCATAATGAGTTACTCCTTGGAAGTGTTGGATTTAGTTTGACACATAATGAAGCCCAGAGTGTGGATTAGGCAGTCTGCACGACAGTCGTGACAGACAGTTCATAGGCAGGAAGCGTCGAGCCGCCGATGTCGAGGTTTGTAGGGCGTCCAGATACCACGCCGATATTGAGTGCGTAGATCTGGGCGAGGATATTTAGCAAGCTCTTTTGGGCGTCTAGGTTGCCGGGGCCGAGCGTGATGATCTGCAAGGTGAAGTTGAGTTTTGCGACATTGTAGTTGTAGCCGTCAATCGAGTCGATGTTCACAAAGACGCTTGGCGGCGTGATATTGCGTGGATCGTTATTGACTTGTAGACCGCTCACCGTTGAGAGCTTTGCTACTAGATCGTCGTAGCCTTCGTTAAATAGATCGGTGTAGTTAGGTACAGGCATTAGGCGACCTGCGGACGATCAATCCCCAAAAGCTGGCGGATCATTCCGTTCAGACCCATAACTGGAGTTACGCCCATATTTTGGAACGAAGCGAATTGGTCTACCGATCCTCGTTGGCGATACAGAGCGCCACCGTACATCTGGGTTCCTAAAAATACATCTTGTGAAGGAACGGTCGTAAGCGAGTCCACATAGCCCGCTTCCATTCTTCGACGCCAGCAGAATTGTGAAGCTGCACTGGCGCACACTGTAAGGAAGGCGGCGTCGGCGGCGGTCGCTGTACCGATGCCGATCCAGTCCTCGAGGTTGGCTGCCGTGACCCAAGTGCAAACTTGAGTGATTGTGAGAGTGCCAGAAGCGGCAGTGCGCGCGACATCATCGGCGGTCTTTGCGACGAGCACCTGGTTAGCGATCGGAATGTTTACATCGTAGAGAAGATCGCCTTCGGTATCTATGCCGACATAAAGGTACTGCGGTAATGCGCGGACTGTGTAAGTTCCGTTAAAGGTTGCATCTACCCCGGCAAGGACGACACTTGCGCCGAGTTCAATTTCTGCATCGGTAAGAAGTTGAACTACGGCGTAGTTGTCTATGAGGTATTTCTGCGTGACGCTGTATACAGCCATGAGCGGTAGCCCCGCTCTCGACTAAGCCTGTGTAATTTTGCGGATCATTCCACCGATTGCAGCAAAGGTTGAGACATAGCCGTGGAAGCTCATGGTCTTACCCAAAGTTGCAGGAGTGTCCACGCTAAGGAGGCCCTGAATGCTTTCGTAGAATTCGTAAGCATCGCCTTGTCCCTGACCTACGCGAGTGATGATCATCGTCTTGTCGGCAAAGTTGCTATCAACTACCAACTGCAAGCCGAGTGGCGTGCCGTTCCATGATGTTGCACTTCCACCGCCGAGTGCGTTCTGGCCTGTAAGACCTGCACCGATGAATGGGAAGATTGGTCGGTTGGTTGTGTCTACAAGCTGACCAAGTTGTGACCAAACATCTACGGAGACGAACATGTGTGTCGGCATCCAGTTGCGGTTTGTTGAAACATCTTTTGCCGAGTCATAAATTGACTTAAGCAAGTCTGCGACTGTTCCGTCCCAAACGCCCGACGAGTTTGCTGCACTGAGCAAGTCGTCCGCTGCTTTGTTGTCAGATGCGATCATGTATTCGCCCATCAAGTCATTCAAGATCAATGACATGGCTTCTGGCGAAGTGAACGAGATGTCTTGTGAGGACAAACTTACTTGCCCAGCCAAAGTTGTCTTGCTGATTGAGTTTGCGGCAATGACCATTGTGGTCGCTGACACTGCAGAAAGTTCGGTTGATTGTGCGGCGACGCTTGTGTGTGTCGTGATTGTTGGACGCGTGAAAGTCTTTGAGCGACCGTTGTCAGGATAAGCGCGAGCGCCTACAGCCTCGACTACTGGGCGCAAGAAGTTTAGATCTTGTACCAATGGCCCGAGCACTGGAACTGGCAAGAGGCCCGGGGTGTCCGAGGTAAGGACATCGCCTGCAGCTGCTTGAAGTGATGTGCGCTGTGATGCGGAGAATTCTGCGACTGCTGCGTTCATGTTGGAGAATGTGTCTCCGCCAATGTGATAAGCAGCCATAAATTCGCCAGCTGTTGGCAACTTAAATTCGCGCTTTGCTTGTGCTGGAATTGGTGCAGTTGGAATTGTTGCTTCGACTGCTGGGACTGTTGGCTCTGACATGGGTTCGTTCTCCTGTGTAGGTTCTGTTTCTATAATACTTATTTCTTCGTCTTCGTGGTGGATACTCGCTGCGATGTCTGTGATCATGGCTCCAGCAAATGCAGGAACTGGCACCATAGACAACTCAATCCAGTCGGCTGCTAACACTGTTAGCGATCCGTCTTTGTTTGCTCGAGTCTTGGTTGGGTTTACTCCGACCGATACCGAGTCCAGTACGCCGTCTAGGGCGAGCTGTAGGGCTTCGTCTCCTGCGGCGGTCTTGCTGATCTTGGCACTAAACAGCATGCCTTCTGGAGTGTCTACGCGCTCGGTGACAATTCCAATGGCCTGATTGCTGTCGTGGTTCATGTAAAGGCGCGGCGCTTTGCCTTCGATCGGAAGGCTGCCCTGCTCAAAAATGACTTCGGTTCCGTCGGCGACTGTTGCCGCTACTCCGTAAGGAACTGCGATTCCTGTGATAGTTCGTGAAGGTGTGCCGTCGCCTGCGGCTGCATCAATGCTGACGGACGGTGCTGTAAATCTGATCATTAGTTTGCGATCTCCTCTTGAGTGTTTTCTGATTCTGGCATTTCCATTTTGTCTGCTAAATAGTTTTCTTCTAAATACGATTCGTAGTCAAAGGCAACATAGGTTCCGTTAGGCAAAACATTATTCATTGACAATGTTTCTGCTATTGCATCTGCGTACAGCTTTACTCCAAAAAATAGCAAGTCCATGCGAGCCTGTTGCGATGACTGATATGAATACGACCCAGTAGATACGCCGATCAGGTATGGCGGAACATTGCCAATACGGCCGCCAGTTTCTAACGCGCTGTAGTTGGCAGACTCAATGAGAAGCATCTTGTCTGGACTCATTGTTGTAGGTTCGTATTTTAGGAATTCGTTAAGAGCCGCAGTCTGATTAGTTGCTCGAGCAGTGTTGAACGCTGCAGCTAGATCAGCCAATTCTTGCGCGCTCAAAGGCTCGCCGCCGGTCTGCATAAGGACGCCCGCTGGAATTGAGGAGCTCGCATTGCGCGCCCTTGCGTCTTGAATCTTGATCGCTGTTTCAATTGCGGCTTGTGATGAATAGACCATGCCTTGTGTTGGCGACAAAAATTGCACAAGGTTTGCAGGATCTATTTGTCCGCCTTGAAAATAAACTTCTTTAGAAGGTGCAAACCAGACGGGACCTGCCATGTCGGTAGTGGTGACTGATCCCGCTGGGAGCCTTGAGAAACTCGCGGGATAACCGTCAGCGGTGCGCGATGTGATGTACCAGAAAGCGCGCCCATAGAAGTAGAGGTCATCAAATGTCCAACTCATGAGAAAATTGAAGGGAACGGTTGGATCGGGGCGACGCAGCCAAGATCGGGGGGCGATATAGACGCGTTCCATTTCTTCGCCGTTCCACATTTCGTTATACATCTGTAATGGCATGCAACCAATGACAGACGCAAGCAAGTCTCTACTTCTTGAAATTGCAGGGATCGAGATTGCTGCCGCGCGAAGTTGGCCCTCTCGATAGGTGTAATACTGACCGATCATATTTGCGCCGACATTGCTTGAGTTATACCCGGGGTTCATCGCTCCAGCTGCAGCGGCTTTGGCAGGCGCGGGACTGATAGCAGCCTTGTTTACTTTGCGATCAAAGATTCCCATAGCACAAGATTACACATTGCGCTCGGATTGTGGTGGCACTCGCCCAGTCAGTTGCGGTATCCCGACGACAGGCAAGCAAGCGGACGAGTGCCAAGAAGATGTTACTGATTGACAGTGACCAGTATCGGCTTCTGGGAATTTGCTGGTCGTGCAGCTGCCGCCGCTCCCCATATCATCGTGCGACAAAGCTCGATCGGTCCAGCTGACTTCTGCGAGCTGACTGCTATGGAGCCCTGCGTTCTGACCATTACTGCTCGGCAAACATGCTCGGCAAGCATGGCTTCCCCAGTATGAACTAGGCGACCTTCACTAATCATGTTTCTTACTATGGGGGTGTATTGCAAAATCTCTTTGTATCCCATTACGACGCGCCGACGCTCAAAGACAGGCGGACAGTGCGCGTCAATAGTTGGCGAGAAGATGAACTTGATTGCAGGATCAGCCGCCGCCAATGCTCCGACATGAGCCCACAATTCTTTGGCAGTTTCGGCAGTAAAGGCAACCGAGACACAGGTACGACCGTCGCCGAGTGCGACCGACTTGGTAGCGAAGTAGCGCGATTCGTCCATTGATGCCTCTACCGAGATGACGCCGCCAGCAGGGATCGGGCCGTTGTATTCAAGGTCAGGCCATAGGTGGGTCTGAATCCACGACTGGGTTGAAGCGATCCACATGTTAAGCGAGCTTCTAAGGAAGTTTGAGCGATCTGGATCTTTAGATTCGGCGCGCAGAGTTTCCATTGTCAAAGTGTGTCCGAGGGCTGGGTTGCCCCACGACCAAGAAGATTCCAACATCGGATCCACTGTGGGCGGTGGGCTGAATTCGCAGAAGTAGAAGTTGGAAGGATTGTTTGTGTCAATAAGTCGCAGTGCGTTCTCTCGATGCCTAATAAATAATGCGCTGGACTCGGTGCCAGCTGTGCTGAACATTGCCAGATGAGGAGACCTGCGGACGCGCTGGGTTGGAGCAAGGCCAGCCATTGTGATCTCCGAGATGTCAAAGATCTCATCCGCGCAAATTAGATCTACCGACATTCCATGACCGATTGAAGGGTTCGCCGCGCGCACATACCAGCGAGATCCGTCTGGCATTGTCGCCGAGTTACGACCAAAGGACTTCATGATCTTCGCGCCGTAACGGTCTTCAAGGATTGGTGCAATCTCATCAAAGAGCAGACAGGCAAGTGAAAGAGTGTGAGCTGTAGATAAGACGGTCTGCTTCGTGCCCCGGATCTTCGGCATCTCAATCAACCAAAATAATATGAGGCATTGGATAAGAAGTGTCTTCCCATTTTGTCGAGCCACCGAGCAAAGTGAAGATCTGTGCACAAGATCATCTTGTCCGTCTGGAGCATGGGTGAATCCCAAGGCGCGCTCAAGATAATGGAGTTGCCAAGGCATGAGCTGCACATGAAGTAGTTCAGAAGCCATGTCCCCCACAAGGCCAGCCCATGAGCCGTCGCAGTCTGGCACGATCGTCTCGAGTCTTGGCTGGTCGTGGCTGATCACCGCTGGTTCAGGCTGGTCAAGGCTAGTTGGGAGAGATACAA